GATCAAATATTACTTTTGTAAATGCTCCTTTAAATTGAGCATTTGATGTTAATTTAGATAATACGGCTGCCTCATAGTATACATATGCTGACACTTGGGCTACTGTGCTATCTTTTAAAGGTCCCTTCTGATTGGCATACATCATTCTCTCTAGCCCGCTCGATGCCTGAACCAGTAATCCGCTATTGTCCAATTTGCTGATTCTCCGATCTCTTCATAGATGAATTGTATGCAATAACACGACCAAATGGGTCGGTTACTGGTGTAGTTCCCATTACCTCAAATACTGTAGGAGTTTCGTTAGGATAATTAATTTCATTCCAAATTACACTACCGTCAGAATCTCTAATGTTTGTAACCTTTTCTCTAATAGTCAATTTATCTGCAGTTCTAACCTGAATAATTTGATCGTTTAAATATTTATTAGAGAATACCTGCTTATCCCCAGATCTGGTAGTAGCAGAGTTACTAATAATTCCTTTTACATGGCAGGGAACTGTTTTGTAAAAATTCCAATTTCTGACTATTGCGCCTGTGTCAGAATCCTGGATTTCAAACTGTCTATATACATCTAAATTCATAGACAAGACAGAGTCTACGATACTGCTCATTATATTATCTCTGCTTTAGCTGTCAAGATATAATCTGCTAGCAAGTTATCTGCAAATGAATTTCCTGTGCCAGTATAGGCATTTCCTGTATACTCAAAGTCCCAATCAAATGTAGATATATTCTTTACATACTTGTTTCTCCATACGGTATCCTTTGAGAAATAGTCTTTCATTAGTTCCGCCGCTGCTTGTTCTACATTTTGGGGTACAGAGCTCCAGCCAAATCTTCCTTGCACTTTGTATGGAACCCCAGACTTAAATATTCCAGCATAATCATGAATTGTTGGAGGCACCATTCCGTTTGCAATGTATACAGCATTGTCTAGTGTGCTTGACCTGTCTACTCTTAGACCAAATTTTGTCTCAGTTAAATTTACAGTTAGTCCCCAATTATTTACTGCTGGACTAGCTAAATTATCTATAAGCAAAATGTCTTTTACATATAATTTTTGTAGACTATTAATTTTGGCTGGAAGTGGAAGCGTGTCCGATTCACAGCCATAGATTACATAAGCATCATCATACAAATAAAAATGTTGTCCTGTGTATTCCTCTATTTGTTTTCGGGCATATCTTTCTGCCCTAATTAATTCTGCATATGAACGATATCCTGGGTCTGAAGAATCAGAGCTAAATCCTAGATCGTGAATATGATTAAAATCAACATATGGGGTTGTGACAAAAACATCCTCTGTTTTAACAACAGAAATTCCATCCACCACGTATTCCCATTTAAGCCTTAGTGTTCTATTTCTATCTGTATATGTATATGGAACATTAACCGAATATGTCCCTGGATTATTTTCATCCAATGTGGATGTTAGGGTCTGTAAAACCGTTGTTGTAAGAATTGGAGGAGTTACTGCAGGGTCCTGCGTTACGTCGTAAATTTTTACGGTTGGCGCAGACTGTGCGTTTGCAACATCTCCATTCCAAAAAACCTTATGGGTTATTGGAGACTGTGAACCTACTAATATCTCTGCCATTTAAAAGGCTAGATTAGTTGTAGTACTCCTGTACCTCTCTTGGAGTTGCTAATCTAAAGCCCTCCTCCTTATCAAAAATTTCTTGAGCCTCATCATTGCTCATTGCAACAAATGGATGCTCTTTTGTAAAAGTAAATCCCATAGTATCATACCTAAAATTTTGTCTAGTCATTCTTACTAGAACTGTGTTTTCTGGTTGTTCTGCTCTTGGGTCAAACTTTGGTAGAACTTCTGTTGACATATCTTCTTCTTCCATATTTTCTATGGTCTTGTTATATACAGACCAGGTAACGCCTTCTTCTGCTAAAGCAGCAATAATGTCGGCTTTGTTTTTTAAGCCGTCTACCTCGACTGCAAAGTCCTCTGCAATCTTTTTTAAATCAGCTATCTTTAATGTCTCAAATGACATGTGTTCTCCTATTTCTACTTTAAACAATTATATCATTAGTAAATTAAAATGAAAAGCCCCCCAAAAATTAATTTAGGGGGCTTTTAGCGGGTTTAAATCCTATTTATTAGGAAGCAACCTTAACGTCTTTAACGACTACCCATGCTTCTGCCTGCTCGATTTGGGTTCCAACACGAGTGTACATTGTATACTCGATGGAATCCTTACGTGGCTGGAAGAAACGATAGACAGTTACATCACGCTTGATACCAATAACTACGTTATTTGGGAATGTCAAGTGAATGTCACCATGTGAACCTGATGGGGTTGTGTATGAACCTGTTTGGTCCTCTTTTAGCATAGGAACTTCAACAATTGGAATTCCAAATGCAAAAGGTGCTACGAAGCCTGCTGGGCCACCAAGTGACTCAGTTTGTCCACGGATAATGCTTGATGCAATATCTTGTGGAATTGTCTGGTTTGTACCAACGCTGTTTGCAAACAAGAAATCTTGAATCAGATTTGAACCTGCCAAGAATCTTAGGTCTGCACGGCGTTGCTTGTACTTACGTGGCATAGCCTTAAGTGCTTTGTTAAATAGCTCACGAGATACTGTTGCACCTGCGCCAGCTACTACGATACCACTTGCCTTTGCTTTCTTTACAACACCATCAAATGACTTGTAAAGGTTATCTGTTGAAGCGGTATCTCCATTAAGGACTACGTCCTCAACGTCATTACCTGCTTGTGTTGCAATAAGTCTTGCAATGTGATCTTCTAGATCTGGACCTTCAATGTTGTCTTCTAGAGACTCGCTTGAAATTTCCCAGTTTAGACGAAGCTTTTTAGTTGTTAGAGAGATCTTGGAGAAAGTCACTGGTGAATTTGCTCCAGTTGCATCTCCTTCTGTTGCGAGAGCCAAAAGCTTCTCACCAACGGACATGCGATCAATTTCAGATGTATCGCTTCTCATTCTGACTGTACGGGCGACTTTTCCAATTACGGTTGCGTCGAACATATAATCAAGAAAGCGGGCTGATTGTTCTGCATTTAAAAGACCACCATTACCTGCTTCAGAGGCACGGTGTACACCAGTTCCACCTGCGGTGGAAGCAAATGTAGCTGTAGCAGTTGTACCTGCTGCAATTGCCTTTTCTAATGTTTCATTACTCATATTATATTTCACCTACCTTATTTAATTAGTTCTGTTACGGAACCGAGGAAAGAACCGTTCCACTTTGATTTTTTGATTGTAACTTCCTGAGACCCGCCAAGGTCTGAGGACTTCTTAATTGCAGTCTCTGATTCTACTGCATCGACACGCTTTTCTACGCCATCAATCGTGTTCTTGATATCTTCTACAGCCTTTGAAAGGGCTGCATGTTGTTCTGCCAATTCTGAAATACGGCTATCAACGCTCTTGCTGAATGTTTCAACTGTTTCTTTAATAGCTGAAACCTGAACAGCATTTGCCTCTGAAGCCTTATTTAACGTTTCTGAGAAAAAGCCTTTTAGATCGCCAAGCATCTTTGCAAAATCAGGTTCATCAACCACAACTTCGGATACGTCGGCTGCTTTTTCTAGAGTCTCGGCAGAAGCGTCTTCTGATTCAACATCAGCTTCAGCGGAAACTTCTTTAACAACTTCTGCTGCGGCTTCTGCTGGAGCGGGTGCTAGACCAGCTGCTGCTTGCGCTGCAATAACGTCTGCTGCTTCATAAGCTTTTTCGACATTATCAACAACTGTTTCTGTGTTATCTGACACTTCTTTACCTCCTTCTATGTCTGCCTGTTTTGCAATTTGTGTTTCAGGCATCGACAATCTTGACTTTTTATATAAATCAAGAATTCTATCTATCTCTTTCGCTTTGTTAACATCATTAGACTCTACCCATCCTATTAGTGTTGCAGGTTTTCCTGTAACTGGGGAATCATATGACGATTCTGTAGAAATGAATACTGAGTCAGACTCATCACAATAAAAAATGTTTTCGGTAACAATCTCTGCTGCCATTCCTTTAAACACTAGCTGTCCATTTCTTTTTGATATTGATACGATATTGCAGAGTTCGTTTGCTGGCGAATCTACAATTGACAACTCCATTAGGGAGTAGTCCTTAATAAATCTTATAGTCTTTCCTGTTGCCTTATTGACCTCGTTGTCAGAATCAATAATTTTTCCGCCAATAGAAAATCCTTGTAGTGTTCCATCAAGAATCTTTTCCCAGGTGTCTTGAGCTCCCTTTGAAATATATGCATCTACATAAACTCCATTGTAAAACTCTTTTGACTTTGGGTCATAGTATGCTTCTGGTTTAAAAGAAACTACTTTGCCCACCGCAACTGGTTGATGCATCTCTCGTAGGTTTCCACGGAAACTTTCGAATGCTTTAATGCTTGCCTCAGAGGTGACTACGTCGCCAGTCTGATCAAGATTATCAAGCGTTGCAAAACCTGAAACTGTCCGTTTTTCACGGTTAACTTTAGTAAATGGCACGGACAACGTGATGTTGTCGCCATGCGAAGACCAAAGAGATTTCTCAATATTCATATGCTTAATTTTATAACGTTATTGTATATAAGGCAAATAATCAGTTGAGTAGGGTTAGTCGACTTGTCTTCCCTCGCCCTGCGGATTTCTTGCCTCGCCAGAAATATCGGGGGAATTTGCAGACCTCTCAGAATCTCTATTTCTAGTCTTTCCTGCCTGTGCCCTAATTTCTGCCTGACCCTGTGCCTTTAATTCAACAACCTTATCGCCACCCTCAAGAGGGACCATGCCCATTCTAATTCTTATTTCATTTGGGGTAACAACCTGCATCCTTAAATATCTCTCATCAATTTTAGACTGTGTGTCCTCATCGGTCAAGGTAAGCTCATTGAATTTAAGAAGTAAGGCGTCTGTCATTTCTGCAATTAATTTATTTAATTTCTTTTCTAAATTCATTTGTGCAGGATGACATACTTGCTCTCTAAATGTCTTATCGGCATCTCGTGCCACCGCTAAATTAACACCCTCTGGGGTTCCAATTTTATTAATTGGCACACGGTGAGATAATAGAATCTCATCTCTATTAGATTTACGATATACGTTAAATGAAGATTCTTGAGTGCCTGCCTCAATTGGCTCCATCTTAAATTCAACCTTAGATTCTGATGAATCTGGTGGAAGTGGAATATATAGGGACCTATGGTTTTTGCCTCTTAGTCCGACCTGGAAGAACTCAAGAAGCTTACGCTCAGACTCTGTAGATAATTTAGCACCCTTCACCGTGATGATGTATCTTGGTACCGCTTTATTCTCAAAGTAATCTAGGTTGTACTTGCCAGCAAACTCGTTTCCAGCCATAGCGTTTGAAGACGCTACGATGTCGGCAATGCCGTAATAGTTATTTGTAGGAGTATATTTCTTTAGATGAATAATTTCATTAGGCCTGTCCAGTCCGCCTGCAATTGGATTAGGTGTTTCCTGATCTCCGAAATTACGGAAGAATACTGCCTTGCCGTACAGCAGTTGAACAAATCCGTCACGCAATCTGCGTACACGCATTGTCTTTGCAGGTATATGGCCTAGATATCCTATCTTGCCAGAGGTGGTTCTACCAACCTCTA